CCCTTCCCGAAAACCTTCAAGCGAATTTGGGGGAGAACCTTTATTGATTATGTTTTTGGAAGGTTGTTGTAATCTTTGTAACAAAACTGTAACAATAAACTTTATAAAATGTTCAAAACAGCTTGACTTTTACAATATAATATGCTATACTAATGAAGTAGTAAAGATGAAGAAAACAACTTAGGAGGAAATTAAATTATGGCTAAAGGTTTAGAAGCAATTGCACAAGCAGCACAAGCACAATCAAAAGGTTCTGGTGAGCAATCTAAAAAGACTTACCTTAAAAAAGGACAAAGCATTCGTGCACGCATTCCAGTAGACACATTAGAAAACTTACACGTAAACCAAGTGGTATCAGTATTTGAACCGCAAGTGTTACCTACTTTATCATATCATGCAGAAGGCCGTACAGACGTGCGTGACTTATATCATGAAGCAACTGAAATCATGTTAGCAGACCACCGTGCTAAAGTTGAATCAGGGGAAATTGAACGTGGTTCACAAGCTGATAAAGACTCTTATAAAGCAGCTCGTATCTTAACTCCGAAACCACTTATCTTGTTCGGTGTAATTCCTTTAGCAGACTTCACACAAGGAACTAAGAAAACTAACACTTACCCAGCTGGTGAGCCAATCTTATTAGAAACTAACTTAGGCCGTGACAATGCCAACATTGACGCCTTAACGAACTTCTTATCAAAAGAAACTAACGCTAAGAAATTCCCTAAGAAAGCCTTCGAGATTACTTGCGAAGCGGCCAACCGATACACTTTCACACCTTTAGACGACGAAGACTTAACGCCTGAAGAATTAGAAGTGTTCAAAGCTACAGAAGGCGCTACAGTCCCTGAAGAAGATTTCGAGAACGCAATCTTTGAAAGCACTATTGAACGCCAAATTGAAGACTTGAAGAAAATTGGTTTCGATACATCTCGTTTACCAAACTTACCTACAGCTGCTCCAGCCGTTGACAAAGGCGCTGACGAAGTTGGTACAGTAGACCCTTCAGGAATTGATTTCTAAAAACCATATGAGGGGCTTCGGCCTCTCTCCTATTATAGGGAGGACATAAAGCATGAAGAAAGACACACCAAAAGTGAATCCAATTAAGTTTACAGAAGAGGATTACTTCCGCCTATTACAGACAGTCGTTATGACAAACACTTTCATCGGCTCTCTATCGGCTGGCTTCCAAGGTAAAGAACGCTTAGAGAAGATTACTAAAATCGCTGAGAACATGTTCGTTCTTAACCGCTTGATGGAATCTGCTGAAAGCAATGGTGAAGACTGGGGCGACGAAATGTTGCTAGACTCATTATACACGGATTCAGAAGTGCTTGTAACTAAGTATAAACACTTGCTGTCAGAAGACCAGTTGGAGTCTATCAATAACTCTATCAAAAACTTTGCAGAATCAGCTGAGAAAGCTCGCAAAGAAGCCTACGAAGAAAAGGTTGCACAAGCCGAAGTAATTGACTTTGAAAAGGCCAAGAAGAAACGAGGCAAGTAGCCATGGATAGATTAGAGTTCTTCACGAAAGTAATTGCAATGCCTTTTGATATGCAAGAGGTTCCCATACATCCTTTAGCAATTACCTTTTCAGACACATTTTACCAAGACGACTTTCCATTAAGTCAGCTTTATGATGAAGCAATCGCAGAAACTTTGTGGAACGCTTCTTACGAAATACTCCATAATGAAATGGCCAAGGCTAAGTCGGTAAAAGTATTAATTACAATCTTCAATCCGAACACCTTGATGGAAGGAACGCTTGTATATGAAGCCATTCCAGAAGACTTGCAAGTAGCTATTGACACAGGAGTCGTAGAAGACGTTGAGTGGGAATCTCGTGAGTCGGTATTCCAACATGACCTTCGATACTTCTTTAAAGGATACTAATGGATTACTCAAAATTTAAGTTAGGCGACACTGTAATGTATCAAGGGCAGCTTTGTGGAGCAGGTACTGTTATCAACGGCAACACCTACACTGTTGTGCAGCTTACCACAAAGCCTCGCCACGCCTTTATCATAGATGAACACGGCAACAAGAAGCTTATCCAAATGGGTTTCAACTTCGCTAAAATAAAAGAAGCTTAAAAAGTGTTCAAAAACGCTTGACAAATGCTTTTAATTATGTTATAGTAATAGATGTAAAGAGCGGTTAGTGTAATGGTTAGCACAACAGTCTCCAAAACTGTTAGAGAGGGTTCAATTCCTTCACCGCTTGTTCAAATAAGTATTATGGAGGTTTGTGGAATGAATGTTGAAAGTCGAAATAGTGAGAAAGCATGGAACCGTGCCATTGTGAAAGCTGAGCAGGAAGCTGCTAAGAAGAAGATGGAGCGCCTTGCTAAAATGCGTGCCAAAAGTAAACGTAAATAATTCCATTAAGTAGGTAAGATGGATTTCTTATCTGCTATTACATAAGGGAAGTCCCCGACTGCAAAGGAGAGCTAGCTACTCACCAAAGCCTCGCCCGACATCCCTAACCAGTCAGTTAGCATAGTTTAGGTTAATGCACAACAGTCTTCCTATAGCGCTTGTCGGAGGCTGATTGGGAAAGAGGTTCGAATCCTCTACTGGCGCCTTACATACTTCCCGAAAAGCACTTCGGACAGCGTCTGTAAGTGTACCTAGGAGGGTTGGTAAAGGGAACGCTCAATAATCCTTTACTGTAAAGCTTATTTCCGAAGCGTGCTAAACGTCTTGGAGCGGAGCATTTTGTGATTCATGGGAGGCGTCCAACTGCCTCGGCCAAAAGGTTGAACATTACCGATACGCTGTTAACCATGGCCTTTAGGGAGGCTACAAACAGCGAATTAGCCAAGAAGACCAGAGTAGCTCCCTAGTGAAGTCTTCTGAAGTTGGAGTTGGCTACCAACAGCCTTACATTCGGGATACATAATGTTGTCAACGACGGAACGTTAGCCAAGGTACTGACAGACCTAATTGGACAAGTTATGTGAGGCGGTTCGATTCCGTCCGTAAGGCATTGGCTGTTTATCAGCTTATTCTAAAACACCTCTTTCATAAGACATTACCTCCTTTCGATTAGAGCAGCCTGTGGGACGGCTGTTCTTTTTTTGTTCAAAAAAGCTTGACAAAGTTTTAAAGCTGTGTTATGATTAATTCATCAAAGAGATAGAGGAGAGGTTTTATGAAGAGGATACTAGTGGACTTAACTTTTTATATAGCTATTTTAGCCATTATTGTAGCCTTGATTGTATTTCTCAGCAATTCGGTACCTGCTTTGATTTTTAAAGCTATAATAAGTTTAGTTTGGGTATCATTATTGATGGCTTGGATATATACTTTTATGTAAAGGAGAGGTTTTATGAAGAGTTTAGGAATATCTAAGGTAAACTATGTATGTAGACACTATGGAGGAACGGTTCTTGAAGACGAAATTGTAGAGATTGTCGGAGAGTGGACTAGCGCCCTAGGAGACCATATTATGGAAGTGCTACCAATGGATTCTGAATCCAGAGATGAAACGGTTGTTATCAAAGCTTATAATATCCATCGAATGAATCCAGAAGAAGTATTGGGTTACAATTTGAACAATCTTGAGTGTGACTTATTCGCCAATGTAGACTATGGAGGAGAACCTTTTACAGAAGCTTATGTTGATGGGTATTTGAAGGCATTAAAAGACATTAAGGAGGCTGTTAAGTAATGGAAGACTTTGTAGCAATTTCACGTAGTGAGTACGAAAGATTTTTGAAGATAGAAGCTTTCTTAGAAGCTTTAGAAGCTGCTGGAGTAGACAATTGGTCAGGGTATGACTTTGCCTGTGAGATGTTTAATGAAGAGGAGGAAGCTTATGGAGAATGAAGAAGTAGGTTTAAACGATACTCAGACAGTATTTAGGAAATCCTTTAAGAACGGTTGGACGGTAGAGGTAGCCCATTCTTTAAATGGATTTGGCCACATCTACTATGAAAATAAGCCTTACTCAGTAGCTATTACAAACGATTGTGAATGCTTTGCAGACTACAGTACAGCAGGCACTCCAGAAGAGGTCAAGAAGCTTATTGAAAACGTAAAAGACTATGAGGAGGAGTTTTAATGGAAACCATGTACACAGTTATTTATGAAAACCACGTAGAAAGCGAGCCATCACTTTGTGGAGGAAGCTTCTTGACGAACGCTCCGAAAGATGATACAATTACCTTAATGAAATTCGGCTCAAGAGTTTTTGAGGTTACCTTTGTGGATAAAGCAGAGAAGAAGATTTATACGAACCGAATTAGATAGGAGCTGTTGAAATGCTTGATACAATCCACTTAACAAAGGATATTAAAATACATGTGGACATCCAGTCTTACTTAGAGCGTTTTGAATGGGAACATGCAAAGTGGACGGAAGACCGTTTAATAGCGGCCTCTCCATTCCGTTCTGACAGCCATCCAAGTTTCTTCGTAAACTATAACAACGACTGGGCAGGCACTTGGGGAGACTCAGGTACAGGCGATTCAGGAAACTTCATACAGCTTGTGGCAGAGCTTCACGACACAGATTACGAAACAGCTTTTGAAATGCTGAAGGAAGAGTTTTGGATTAGACCTTACGAAGCTCCTGCAATATCTGTTAAGCTAGGCGTTAAGAAAGAGAAGTCAATCTTTGATATACCTGTCTATAATATATCTCCATATCTATTAGGAAGAGGAATCTCAGAGGAGACACAGCAGCTTTACAGAACCTCTGAGGACGAGTATAAAGTATGCCTCCCATACATCAATGGAATGGGATTAGCAACAGCTTTGAAATACCGTCGGACAGACTCTAAAGACTTCTTCTATGTAGCTGGAAATAACCACTTGAAAAGTATGTTGTTTGGCTATCACGCAATCTATGAAAAGCTTCCTAAGACTGTTGTTATATGCGAGGCTGAGATAGACGCTATGACAGCTTATGAGATGGGATTCGTAGGTATTTCACTAGGAGCTGCTAACCTTATTGAAAACCAAGTGGAACTCATTAAGAAAGTTTGTCTCGACAACATCATCATAGGCACTGATAATGACACTAAAGGAAACTTAGCGGCAGAAGAGATTGACCAAGCCTTTTGGAAGACTCATAAACTATTCCGATACGATATGCCTGATGGATACGACTTAAATCAGTATTGGCAAGAGTTTAAAAAGGCTCCTCCAATCCGTAAGATAAGCGAACCTAAACTGCTTAGAAGAAAACTCTGGTGGGTACAGTAAAATAAACTTTAGAAAGAGGCTTGACAAGGCCTCTTTTTTATGCTATCTTAAAGGAGTAGTAAGGAGATGTTAAAATGAAATTGAAGAACTATAAAAAACCTTGGACACAAGAGGACATTGATTATTTAGAATGGTTCTACCAGAACCCTGAAGAAGGCTCCATCAAAAGCGTAGCAGAGTTTTTAGGAAGGACTCCTGAAAGTGTTAAAACTAAGTATTACGAATTGCGTAAACAAGGCCTGTTAGAATATCCATCAAGTATCAATAAGAAATGGACTGAAGAAGAGCGCCAATACGTATTAGATAACTATGGTAAAATCCCTAACAAGGAAATGGCAAGAAAGCTTGGCGTAAGCACTGCTCGAATAGTTCAGTTAAATTGGTACCACACACATAAAAATAAAAGTATGAAAGGCCTTGACAAATAGTTACAAACGTGTTACAATAGTGAGGTAGAAATTTTTAGGAGGATTCCAATGAGAAAACAGACCCTTTTGGAAAAGCTTAAACTAGTTACAGGAAAGACAGATAAAGAGCTAAATCCAACTCTTTCACATATACATATTCAACTATGTGGAGGCTCTGGGACAGGCGGTAAGTTCGGCGCCGCTAAAGTTCCATACGACTATTCAGACAACTTCTTATTTAACTCTCCTGCAAGAGTTACCCAAGAGCAAATCTACAAGCAGTTAGAAGTCTATGTAGGAAGCTTCAAGAGAGACTTCATTAAAGATGGTAACGTAAACCAAGATGAACGGCCAATCAAGAACCTATACTTATGGAGTGAGAACAAAGGCAATGGGAAAACTTCTACAGCGGCTGCTCTCCTAAATGAGTATATGTTCATGTCTTGGCAAGCTTCGGTAATCCGTAAAACAAACATGAAACAACCGCCTGCCTACTTCCTTGACGTAAACAGTTTCCAAACGCTTTACAACAAGTTTACTAGAAATGGAATCGCAAAGGACATTGCAGAGAAGACTTCACGAGAGTATTACGAAATGATGGAACTAGCTGAGTCAGCTCCTTTGGTAGTATTTGATGAAATTGGTAATCGAAGCGCTACTGAAGCTTTCCGAGCAGACCTTCACGACATCATTAACAAACGAATGGTAAACAAGCTTCCATCAATCTTTACAAGTAACCATCCAATTGACTACTTGGAACAAGTGTTTGATGAACGCTTAGCAGACCGTGTACGTGAACGAACTATCGTGTATCATTTCGAGGGCGATTCACATAGAGGAATATAGGAGGAATTAGGATGGCTTCAATTGCAGCTGAAATGCTATTATCAAAGGTTATTAACGAAAATGATGTACAGGCGCTTAACCGTCACGGAGTAAGTGAAGAGCTATTCCAATCACCTATTCATAAAGACGCCTACAACTTCATTATTAAATTTAGTCGTGAGAACGAAGGTAACGCACCTTCTTATCAAACGCTATTACAAAAGGTTCCTGAATTGGACTATCAAAGTTCAACTGAGGAATCATTTACAAGTCTTACTAAAAGCTTAAAGAACTCTCGTTTACAAGTAGACACAGCAGCTTTTATTAACCAAGACTTAGGAGAGTTCTGGGAAAACTCTGTTAAGAGTGACGACCCGACGGAGTTTATTAATCAGACTATTGCAGCTTTAGAACAGATTAAGGCAGAGCATAACGTAGGAGGAGCTTCAGGAAGACGTTTAGAGAAAGCTTCTGAATGGTATCTTGAAGAGTTCTACAAGCGTAAAGAAGGCCTTTCAGTTAAGTTCTGGGATAGCCATTTTGAAAGCTTAACAGAGCTCATTGGAGGAGGCTACCAATCAGGTAACGTTTACACATGGTATGGCCGCTCTGGTCGTGGTAAATCCACAATCACTTTAGTAGAAGCTATCGAAGCAGCTGTACAAGGTGCCAACGTTTTAATGTGGGTTCTTGAAATGCCTAAGTACGAGTTCGCTTCTCGTGCAATCTCTTTCATCTCAGCACGTGATGAAGTTAAGAAAAGCCGTATCAATGGTTCTGACTACTTGGCAGGATTCAACATTGCCAACCTTACTCAAGCAACTTTCGATACAGCCGAAGAAGAACAAGACTTTGTGGATTTCATCAACAGCTTAAACGACAAGTTGGAAGGCTCTATCACAATCCGTGCAGTGGATGATGAAGACTTTATGAACCGCTCGTTGAAACAGCTTGAACGAGACATTGTAGAAAACGGTGCTGACGTTGTTGTAATCGACCCTTTCTACTACTTGCATTATGAGAAGAACACTTCTAAGACAGCAGGTGGTGACGCTTCTGAAACGTCTAAGAAATTACGCTTATTAGCAGGACGTACTAAAACTGTTATCCATGCCATTACACAGGCTGAAGAAGACTCCAACGAAAAAGGTGGAGACGAGCGTGAGCTAAACATTCCAAAACGTTCTAACGTTAAAAAGACCATGTCACTGCTTGAAGACGCCGCTTATGTATTAGCTTTCGATAGCTGTGATAGCCGCTTTGCTGTAGAGGTTGTTAAAGGCCGCTCAGGAAACGAAGGTAAGCAGGTAGAGGGTATCTTCTTACCAGTTATCGGATATGTTGAAGAAAGCTCTGACGAAGCTGTCACCGATGTTTTTGAAGGCATTGAATTTTAGGGAGGAATTTACATGGAATTAACACGAGGAGTAGGAACTTTCTGGAAGTACCCTGACAACTTATTACACTTTCTTATAATGGGAACTGTTGGAGGGAAATATCAAGTTGTCTACTATGATAGCTTTGATAGTCAATGTTACTATGCAGAAATGTCTGAAAGCCAAACAGAGAGTTTTGTACCTAGCTGTGACTGGGAAATTAATAAAACTCTTATAGAAGAGCTTTCAAAGGGAGGAAGCCAATGAGCTATTACCTATCACAAATGAACAACCTTAAAGAGAAGATTAGGCATGAAAAGACTTCTGTTAAGCTTATCCGAGAAAGCATTGAGCGTATCGGAAAGCCTACAGGAGAATATTCTCTTGGCTACACTGACGCATTGAAGATGGAATTACTAATCCACCAGAAGATGTTAGAAGACGCTCAGGAAGAGTTAGTGAAGCTTGAGAAAGAGCGCAATAGATAGGAGGAATAAATGTGAATTTAACCACGGAAGAGTATATTATAACTAGTAATAAAAGCAGCTCAAAGATTTTTAAAGACATTCCAGTAGGTTCTAAGTTTAAGGTAGTGTTAAATCTAAACACGTATAGGGGATATGGTCAGCAAAAAGAAGAGGTTGAGGTTTGGATTGAAGCAGCCTTCACTAGAGCTGTAATAATCCATAATACTACTTTAGCCAACGTTAGAAAGGTACTTAAATCAAACTCTATTCAATATGAGTTAGCTAATAAATAACAATAGTGTTCAAAGGGGCTTGACAAAAGCCCTTTTTTGTGTTATACTAGTCAGGTAGGAAGGAGCTAAACAATGACCGCAACTAAAGAACTTTGGAAGCCTTTGATATTCAAGGGAATCCACTCAGACATTTACGAGGTTAGTTCTGAAGGTTTAGTGAAAAACAAGTTGACTAATAGGTTATTAAAGCCCCAAGACTCTGGCTATTTACATGTTAGAATACCTCTTGACGGCAAGTATTACAACGCTAGAATCCATCGAATTGTGGCAGAGACCTTTTGTGAAAGGCCTGTGGGATGTAATGTGGTAAATCACATCAACGGCAATAAGAAGGATAATCGAGCGGCCAACCTTGAATGGATTACTCAAAGAGACAATGTTATCCACTCTATCAGGTTACGTGAAGAGGAATCTAAAACCCTCACAATGATTGAGAAAATGGATATGCTTCTGGAAAGACTACTAAAATCCCCTGAAGCAAAAAATGAATTTATGGAGGAATATGTAGAATGGCTAAAGGGCTAAAGGCAATTAACGAGGCGGCAGGAAAGACTCTAGTAGACACTATCGCAGAGGACTTTGAACGCCAATTAAATAAATGGGGAGCAACTGGTTATACATACGATAGCGACGTACACCACCAGCTTATGCGAGACTATCTTAAAATAGTTGACCGAAATCCTTTTGAAGACTTCCCAGAAAACGTTCCAGTATTCCGCTCAAGTGGAACTGGTAAATGCTTACGTGAGCAGACTTTATTCGCTATTGATAAGCTTGAGGGAAGCGACCGAAAAGACCCTCCTAAAATGCAGTCTCACCAAAGCCGTTGGGTACAGATTGGTACCAAGGTAGGAGACATGATTCAGGAACAAGTCTTAATGATGGAGAAACATTACCGACGCTTCACAAAAGAGGAGTGCCACTTCCGATTTGAACGAACTGAGGAAGGCTTCCCACACTTTGAAGAGTTCTCGACAACCTTTAAGAAGTATAAGTCAGGCCGTATGGAGTTCATTACTGGAGGCTCTATGGACGGCATTATGATTTGGACTGACCCAGCCACTGGAGAAGAGTATCGTGTAGGCCTTGAGGTTAAGTCTAAACAAACAACTCCAGCAGCTACTAGCAAGTTCTCTATGAGACAGCCTAACTCAAAACACGTGTGGCAGGTTAAGAACTATGCTATGCTAAAAGACTTAGACATGTATCTAATAGTCTATGTAAACTGCGCTCACAAGTCTTGGGAAATGACTGAAGAAGACTATGCGAAGAATCCAGACTTACAAGTTTTCGGTGTAGATATTACCGAACAAGATAAGAAAGATGTCCGCAACCGTTTCTTCACAGCTATTGAACATGCTCATGCAGGAACGCTTCCTCCATTAGAGCTTAGCGGATTTACTTTCAGCGACTATAAATACGCCTTGGCAAACAGCCTTACTTACAAGGAATTAGAAGAGCTTGAGAAGAAAGCTGTATCTAAGTTTGACCAGAAGGCCTTAGAAGAAATCAAGAAGATTAGAGGAGATGTTAAGTAATGAACGAAAGCATTTATGATGGCATTCCAGAAATCAACTTACAGGAGAAGGCTTATGCAGTGTTTATCAAATTCCGTTGTGATAGTTGTATTAAACCACTAGCAATGCACATCAGCGAGCTCTCTAAGGAAATGTTAGACGCAACTTATTTACAGCGTGAAGCAGGAGAATCCAACATCATTCTAAAAGATATTAACACAGGTCTTGAAGTGGCATTTGATTTAATTGATGTTGTAGCTTACTCTACTAAAGAGATTGAAATAGGGGATACGGAATCATATTATAGATTCACTAAGCATATGGCTGATATGATGTTAGGAGAAGATGGCCAATGAGATTTATTAGCTTTGACGTAAGTAGTGTATCGACAGGCGTTGCAGTAATTGACAGAGAGCCTTCTGGATACCTTACACTAATCCATACAGACATTATTAGTACGAACCCTAAGCATAACGTAGGGCGCCGATTGAAAGACTTTGCTGAAGCTGTTCAGATTCTTCTTGAAACGTATCGGCCAGACTATGTTGTTAAGGAGCAGACAATCGCTCGCTTGGCAACTCAGCATGTCTTGTTGAAGTTTGCTGGAGTCTTAGAAATGATTGCTTCAAACGAAGGCTTCCCTAAGATTTATGAATACTCTCCTACGACTGTTAAGAAGGTTGTGGGAGGCCATGGCAGAGCTACGAAAGAAGCTGTATTAATGGGCACTACTAAATACATTAATTGGAATGAGCCTATCGACTTAGTTATCGACGACATTTCTGACGCTGTAGCAATCTGCTTAACACACCTTGATAAAGAGTTTGTGTTAGTTCCTTTAGGAGAAGTTGAGAAAGCTAAAGAAGAGGCAATGGTAGTGGAAGCAGAAGCTTCTAAATATCTTGAGGAGGGAAGCGAATGAAGCAGCAATTGAGACTGGCAATTTGTGGAACCTCTCGTGCAGGTAAAGATACATTTGCAGAAGTGCTTGAAGATAAGCTTGTTGAAATGGGATTTGCTGAGGCTGATAAACTAGCCTTTGCAGACCCCTTAAAACAGCTCTACAAGAACTACTTCTTTTATAAGGAAGACAAAGAAAAGCCTAGAGAAGCTTACGTTACAATTGGTAATGCTATGCGAGAAGTTGATGAAGACGTGTGGATTAATCACCTTCTAATGGCTGCTGACGAAAGCTGGGTAAGAGGCTACTCCACACTAGTAACGGATGTACGTTACGAGAACGAGGCCAAAGTCCTTATGGACAAGTTTGGATTCATTCTTATTAAAGTAGACGCTGACGGATTGATTCGTAAACAGCGTGCAGAAAGTCTTGGAGAAACCCTTGACTTAAACAATAGCGGAGACGCTGAGGTAGGCTTCATTAAAGAAGACCTATTGGTAATCAACAACGGAGAGGACGATTTAAAGCAAATGGAACGTTACGCTGAAATAGCAATCAATATGGCTCAGGAGGTTGCGAATGGCTAATTCATTAACCCCTCATAAATCATACTACGAAAGTTTAGTAGCAGCGGAAAAGAGTAATGACTTCCGCAAGATTTTGATTAGGTTAATGAATAGAGTTATTATGAAAGTTAAAGTTCCAATTGAGGTTAGAGAAGAGTTTTGTAACGACGTTATGGCAATGTATTATGAGCGCTTCGGTGCCGTAGACGTTCCAGACAGCTTAGCAAACATCCTCTCAACATACTATCTACAAGACGATACCAGAGGAGACTTTGGTGGGGAGAATAAGTTCGCTCGTTGTTCAAAGTTTGAGTACAGCTTTGCTTCGGATAAGAAGGAGAAAAGAATCCGTACAGAGGACTTATATAAAGAGTGCCCTATTAAGTTAGACGTTCTGGAAGGCAATGGTTACACTCGGGACAGCATTGTTACCGACGATGAAGTAGCTAACGCAGAGCTACGAGCAGACCTCATTAAAGCGATTGATAAAGCTGGATTAACGCCTGAAGAACGAATGGTGATTGAGCTTAATTTAATCCAAGATTACACAATGCGTGAAATTGAGGTAATGGATGGAATGCCTTCACGAAGCACTTTGAGTCGCTACTTAAAGAGCGCTCGCAAGAAGATAGTAAAACAAATTTAAAATACTTTCAAAAAGGGGCTTGACGAAGCCTCTTTTTTATGCTATAGTGTATACATAGACAAGAGGAAAACACTTTAGGAGGAAATTATAAATGCCAAGAACAAACAATAAAATCAGCCGTAAGAAAGCAATCGAAACGTATTTAGAGGGAGAGAATCCACTAGCGATTATCTCAGAGACTATTGAAGAGCATACATGGACAGTTGGATTCAACGTTGAGGACGCTTCTTTCTACAAGGAACGTAAAAGCAATCCATACGACACTTGTAAGAACCCTCGCTGCAAGATGTGTAAAAAGATTAAGGAACAGACTGAAAGAATCCCTGCTTACTCTTTAGGGAAGACTTTAGCTAAACCTTTCGAAGAGCTTTCATTAGGGCACTTCGGAAAGCTTGCAGCTGCGGATGTACCAAAGGCTGATATGCCTAAGTTGTTAAAAGTTTCTATGAAGGAAATCAACACTCATATCGAAAAGCTTGTTGAAGCTATGGGATTAGACAATGCCATCAACTTGCTAAAAGACTATGAGCTTTCAGATAGCATTGTACAAAAGCTTTTAGGAATTGGTGCCTATGACATGAGATTGCACCGTCAACGTATGTTGGGAGCTCGTAAGGAGCGCATTGCCGAAAGCAAGAAAGGTGAGTGGGCTTAGTGACTTTATTACAGGTTTTGATATTGCTTATTAAGACATTCAGTAGCGTAGCTTTGATAGGGGCTTGGATACACTGGACAGAATGGCTATTAGAAAGCGGTTATGAAAACCTTGGAATAGCTTTGGCAATATCTCCACTAGCTGCTTTCTTTATTTGGCTAGTGCTTGCAATTGCTGGAGTAATACCTTTATAGGAGGACTTTGTAAATGGACATGAAGACTAAATTAAAGTTGGCTGGATTATGGATTTTGCTAGGAGTTATGTTACTGCTTGTGTTAGTAGATTGGTTACTTCCACTAGCATTGTTGAAATGGTTATTATAGGAGGATTTTAAATGAAGTTAAGAGACTTATTAAATGCAGCAGAATTTGATAGAATGATTGTATTAAAAAGCAATTCAGGAACCCTAATTGATAGGTTTGCAATGAACGACCATATAGAATATACTAGAAAATGGGAAGGCATTGAGCCCCACCTTGACAGGCAGGTTACACTTATTTCAACAACAGTATCAAACGACCTTTATGTTGAGGTATGGTAAAGGAGGACTTTAAATGAAGTTATTTAAGAGTATGTTGTGGGCACTTTTAATAATTATCGTAACACTTGCTTTTATATTTTTAGTAGAGTATATTATAGCTAATGTAAGCGGGATAGGGATATTCGTATTATTCCTTGTTATATCGTTTATCTTCCTTACATTGACAATTTATTCAGAAAGCATTTAAGGAGGATTTTAGATTGGAACTTTTAAGAAGAATTGGAATCAGCTTAGTAACAGCTTTAGTAGTATTTTTATGTGTAGCAGCATTCTTTGCGGGCATTTACTTACTAACCTTGTGGACTAGTACTTTGGGAATATATGGAACACCTGTAGCAATCAGCATTATTTTATTCTTTTCGATAGCTATAGCAACATTTTTGGCATTAGATTAAGGAGGAATTTTAGAATGAAATTGAAAGACTTAATAGAGACAGTAGACCCAATGCAGGACATCACTTTGGAAATAGCTGAATTAACAGCTCCAGAAGGCATTTACGCCAAAGATATTCAAAAGCTTCGCCCAATGGCCTTAGAGATGGAAGTTGTAGACGTCCATACAGCTTGGTATAATGGTGAAGACAGTGTTGAAACAACTTTGGGAGTAGTTGTAGAAGGAGGTAATGGTAAATGATTGAACTGTTTAAAGAGAATTTAACGCTTGACGAAATGAATGAAATATGGTGTGGTTGGGATAATGAAGGCCTTTTGTATGGCTGGGAAAATGGAGAAGCTGGAGAAGCCTATGCTTTACTGTATGAAAAAGGATATAACATGGACTCCATTAAGGTATTGCACGAGGCTTTTGACACTATTGGAGAATTGATTGGAGCGATTTAGATATGCTTATTAGAGTAAACGAAGCTGAGGGAAGCACATCCTTTATCGAATACATTGAGCTTTCACAGGCGTATGGAGGAAAGATTAACATAGAGTTTTTTGTAGAGGATGTGGAGGAAGATAACGCCTTCCCAACTGACGAATTTTACATGGATGAGGAAACTGTTGACAAGCTTATCAAGGCGCTACAAAGCTTTAAGAAAGGTGGCAATTAAATGGAATTAACTAACTTATCCCCAGAGGAATTGACAGCAATGATAGCAGCTTTAGATTACGTGTGGAACCACGACCTTGAGGAAAAGGTTATAGAGGAGTTCATGGAAAATGATTCCACTGAGGAGGGAGAAAACTTCTCAGAGAAGTTTGATGAACGGCACTTTGAAAAAGCGCAAGGAACTCTTCTTGACAAAGCATTTGATGAGTCTATCTTAGTAGATAACCACGACTTTGAAGAATTTGACGATACCTATCCATGTGGCTGCTGCACGTGCTGTGGATGTACCTGTGACGACTACATGTGGGAAGATGATGGAAGCTTTGACGACGACGATTGGGGAGACGATGATTAATGGCTAATTACTACGTGCTTGAAAGGCTTGACGACGGCTCAGGCAAACTCCATCAAGTGAAGCAGTATAAAAGCTTAGACAAAGCTATTAAATATGCTAAAGAGATGAGCAACTTTAAAAAGACTTACCAAGTAGCTGGACAGTATGATATGAAAAGGCTTGCCACTACTGGAAGACTTGTTTAGAAAGATGTAAGAGAGGCCTTGACAAAGGTCTCTTTTTATGTTATAGTAAATCCATAGGAAAGATTTAGGAGGAAGATTATATGAAGATTTCAGTAGACTTACCTAACGAAGATAAAGCAAAGGCGGCTATTAAAAAAGTTAAGGGAAAGAAGCCTTTATTAACAGTGGAAGAAGCTTGGGCAAAAATCTTCTCAATGAAGAACTCTGCTAAGGATAAGGAGCGCCTTAAACTAGTTAAGGAATACCTTGAAGAAGGTAAGGTAAGCCGTGGGGAAGACAAGCTAAACAAGAACTTCTCAAAGGCCGAGGCTTTACGCATTTATCAAAAGGTTCAGGAAATGGAACGAGAAGCCTTATTAGAAAGCATTCGTAACAAAGACCTTTCATTATATCCTTTAATAAATGATAGATTTACGCTAATTGAATGGGTTAACAAAGCAGTTTCATGTGACGATGAATACTTGGCGATGGACTTTGAAACGGTTGGGGACAATGGCGGTACTAATAAGTATGCAGAAGACATTTCAGGATTCTCTCTAACATACCGTTACAAAGGTGAAGTGATTAATGGCTACGTACCCATGAGACACCGTGAAGAAGACGGCTCTCCTAGTCCATTAAATATTGAGAATGTAGAGTGGGCTAACGAGGCTATTAGAAAGGTGTTCGCCTCAGATAAAGCTACTGTATGGCATAATGCAACATTTGACTTAGGGCTTGCAAAAGCAGCTTTACAGATTGTTCCTAACATCAATGTTCACGATACTTTAATTATAATGCACTTACTAGACGAAGACTTAAAGAGTTATAAGTTAAAAGACTTAGTTACACGTTACTTGAATATGCCATCAAGTACATTTGAGGAGATGTTTGGTAAGAATGCTAAGTTTGCTGACGTAGATGTAATGATTGCTCGTTGGTATGGTGCCAAGGATACACACGTTGGATTCCTGCTGTTTGAATGGCAGTTGAACATCCTTAATAAGCCTTCATTCGCTAAGATTAAAAAGGTTTATGAACGGATTGAGCGCCCTTGTATTATGGCCACTTTTGAAATGGAATCAGAAGGCTTCCACATTAACATGGAAGAGGTTGAGGTACAGCGTAAGGAAAGCGAGGCAGAGTTAGAAGAGATTTCTTCACGCCTTCAAGCACGCTTTGGTGATGTTAACTTCAGCTCTCCATCACAGCTTTTAAAATTGCTTTACGTAGACAATGATTGGAGTAAGTATGTTACGCCTGACCACAAATCCATTCTAAGAGGCCATGTAGGCTATGATGAACATGGAATAAGCAATAACAAATTGTTTGCATTAATGCCTAACGGAAGTGTTATCCTAGACCCTAGGGTAAACGCTGAAGGGAAGGTTGTTCCAAAGAATGACCGAAACAAGTTACAGGCCAATGCTAAGGCTATGAAAAAGATTGCCAAAGCCGTTGACGAGGTTCAAGACATCCTTGACTACAAGGACTTGACAAAGCATTTGACAGCTTTCGTAAACAAGATTGACACCTTCATTGCCCCTGACGGAAAGCTTCATGGACAGTTTAACCAATTTGGTACTGTTACAGGTCGTTTCAGCGCTTCTAATCCAAACTTACAACAACAGCCTAAGAAAGCTCGTAAGATGTTTGAGGCTCCAGAAGGCTCATTAATCCTCGGGGCAGACTTCTCCCAACAGGAGCCACGTTTATTAGCTCATTCAAGTGGATGTCAAGAACTTATTAACATCTATAACGAAGGCCGTGACTTGTATTCTGAAATGGCTTCAGCAATCTTTAACAAGCCTATCGAAGAGTGTTTAGATGGCTCCATTTACCGTAAGAATACCAAGATGATTGTCCTGGCCATCATGTATGGAATGGGTGCTTACAGCCTTGCTGACATCCTTCGTATCGACGCTCAGGAAGCTCAGAAAATGATTGACGACTTCTTCGTTGTATATCCTGAAGTAGAAGTTTGGATTGAAGGCAATAAGAAAACAGTTGTTAAGCAACGCTATGTTGAAACGCTGTTCGGAATGCGTCGTAGATTCAAGCATGAAAACTTTGACATCCTTAAAAAGAATTGGAACTCCTTAGATGAAAACGATAAGAAGCTTCGCTCAGCAGCAGCAAGAGCTTTACGACAAGCTACTAATGCTTTAATCCAAGGTGGAGCGGCCTCTCAGACTAAGCTTGTAATGAATGCTGCCAGAATCCGTTTGAAAGAGTTGTCGGAGGCTCGTGGAGAACCTAACTCATTTGGATTCCTTGCCCAAGTGCATGATGAAATCTTGTTTAAGGTTCCAGAAGACGTGACAGAAGCTGAAGTAGACGCAATCGAAGACGTTATGATTAACACTGTAAAACTAGTAGTTCCAAGTAAGACTGATATTGAGATTGGTAAAAACTGGGGTAAAATGACTGCTAGAAAAGATTGGTTTAAATAAATTTCAGAAAGGGGCTTGACAAGCCTCTTTTTATATGCTATTATTAGTCCATAAAGAAGAGGAAGGAAGCAATTATGACAGTAGAGGAAATTCAATTATACTTACAGGAAAAGGTAATGCGTTATAATAATGATATTAAGAAGCTAGAGAAGCACTTGGAAGAACATCCAGAAAGTATGATGGCTCAGTCTCAATTAATGGGAATGAAATGGATTAGAAAAGACACCGTAGAAACTTACAATGACTTGTTTGGAAAGACTAAATAAGGAGGAATCACCATGGTATTTCAAGTAGGAGATAAAGTTACTATTAAAGAGGATTTAAAGTCGTACGAAAGTTTTGGTAAAGGAATTATTTTTGTTCCAGACATGAGTAAGTATCTAGGCAAGGAAGCTAAAGTAGTCAAAGTTGTTTCATATGATGGATTAGAGGTTAACCTAGACCTTGACAACGAGTGCTTCGTGTGGCATGAGGAAATGCTTATTAAGAATGAGGTTAAGCCCTCAGAACTAACTTTAGGAATGCTTTTAAGTAAGCTAACTGAAGACATTAGTGTAAACATTGATTTAAGTTTTGAATATGAAGCTACTAGAATTGTGACAGAAAACTATTATTCATGGCAGCTAGAGCCTTATTATAATAGAGTTGTTAAATGGTTTGCTCCAGACTTTGAGAGCGGCGAGTTGGCAATACTTTTGGAAGGGGAGTTTTAATATGAAGCTTAAAGCAGGAGATATAGTAACTGTTAGGAAAGACTTGAAAACAGGTTGGTACGGCGCTGAGCTAGTTGTTCCAGAAATGCTTGTATTAGCAGGTGAGGAGGTTGAAGTTAAGCGCATATGTGAATCAGATAATGCCTTATTTATAGTTGGAAGCACATGGCACTGGACTCCTGAAATGTTTGAGGAAAAGCCTTCTGAAATCACTTTAGAAATTGGCTACCGATTCCTAACAGACACGCATGTCAGAACATCTTCCCAGACAGTTACCGACGATGATTACGCTTACGAGAATGCTTGTGAACAGTTTTTGGAAGAATATATGAAGGATTACGACTACGTAGAAGGCGTCGACATTTGCTTCGTGAGGGAGGCTTTTGACAATGCCTAAGAAATACTATGGCGATGTGTTAGGAAAGTTCTTCAGAAACCTGCTATTCGTTTTATTAGTAGCTGTTTTTATCCTGTGCTCACTGCTCCTTATTTTCATGGTAGGAAATGGTATTTACCTATTCTTTGGAAAGACCACTTTGATAACTGTCACAATCCTTTTAGTAACTGTTCCACCAATCTGGGCGACGCTTTACTATAAAGCTAGGGAAAACTTTAGGAAAGACGCTATCAGAGTCCGTCAAGAAAGATTTAATGAGCTGCATGGAACATCATTTAACATAGACATTAGGTACATGCTTCCCGAAGACATTATCGACCAAGCTTCGACAATTTGTGGGATAGACCCTTACGATGTTATTGCTAAGACGGATGGAATGCAGCAAGACGCTCTTGTAGAGGCTTTGTTAAACAATGCTAGGTTTGACCGATGTTTCTCCACAAGCTATAGCACCATAGAATCAGAGTCAGGACTTCTTGATTATAAGGTTTGGAATGTTCCTACAGAGCCTTCACATAATTATGTAAATAGTCCCGAAGAGCTATTAGACGAACTAGTGAAAAGCGCTTTCTACTGTGGTAAGAATTTCTCGAAAAACCAATTCGCCGAGTTTGACCCAGAATGTGGACAAGGCTCTTGGAAATCAATTCAGCTAGATATTTCAAAAAAATCTGGCATAACCTATTGACAAATAGTGGATAAGGTGTTAATATAGGATTATAGAAATGAATTAGGAGGAAGTTTATATGAAAAGCATGTATGAACAATTCAAAGAAGGTACTTTACAGGCAGGGCAACGAGTTACTTTCACAGGAACAGTTGAAGAGATTGACGATTCAGATACTGTATTTCCAGTGTTAGTAAACATTGATGGGAACGGAAAAATGTGGCTTAGAGAAGGAACTATTAAGCATATGGAGCCAGCTCCAGACAAGCTTTATGAAGTATGTATTGGAGGTTACCTATTAAGTTATTATGGAAGTGATTATAAAGAAGGCTTCTTTCATCGTTTTGTATGGAAAAATAGAGAAGAACCTGAAGACATTTTGGTACAGGCTTTTCCTATGAGCTTCTTGGAAAAGACTTTCCCAGAGGTTGTGGCAATCGCTAAAGAAGTTACTAAGGAGCCGAGCAATGGCAATTTACTTTAGTATAAAGGTTTGGGAGCCTGTTCCCGAGGAGTACTGGAACCCTGATGAATATTATCTTCCCAACGACTATATTTTAAAACCAAACGAAGAGAATTTACCTGATGTGTTGGAAGACCTCTTAGACGATGGATGTGACATCGTTTCTGTAGAAATGTGTTCAACACTTCATAATGAAAGGATTGACCTACCATGGCAAGATTACGTAGAAAGAAACCTTTAAAGAATAATCCAATGGCTTACATGAGACAAGTTATTGAACGGATAGAGCACGAGATTAGAGAAGATGGTTCTGTTGCTTATACGTTAAAACCTTTGCCTAAGCCTAAGAAACAGCTTTACTTATTTGTTTTTGACACGCCTCATGGATTCTATGAGGTTCGGGCATGGACTATCAGTGTTGCTCAGGAACGTTTTTGGAAACTATTCAAGAAGGCACATCCACAAACATATAAAAAGCTATTAGGAGTAGGGTATTCAACGATACCTCTAGGAGAGCCAACTGAAAACTATTAAAACTATCAAGGAGGAATTTTAAATGGATTTTAAAGAGTTTAAGAAAGAGATTGAAAAGGTTGATTACCTAACTGTCAAAGAAGACAATATGGATGATGTTTTTGTAGAGTCTGATTTAGGCATGTCAAGTATAATTGCACATATCAATAGCGCAGGTGGAGTTGATTTTGGATGGCATGGAAGTATTAAAGCTGCTCATATGCAGAAAGTTATTAAGCTTATTGAGGACTTTGCTGAAACTCCGTACGAAGAGCGAATGAATAAGCACTATTACCTATTAGTTGGAGGAAATCGTGTTAAAAGCTTTGAATGTAACATTGAAAGAGTAACAGAATTAGCCCCTGAGTATAATTTAGAAATAACTTTCAGTAATAATCACGCATTAAGCGTCGCACACTTTGAGAAACAGTTTGCAGAAAGTATTTTTAAAAGAGCAGGCGTTAAATTTGAATGGGAGGAAATTTAGATGAACATTAAAGTAGGAGATACAGTAACAATTAGAAAAGACTTACAAGAAGGAAAGTATGGTGCAGACAGCGTTGTGGATAGCATGTTAGAATATTGCGGAAAGTCCTTTAAAGTAGCTAGGGTTAGAAGCGATGGAAAGAGATTCGATTTAGAAGGTGTACCTTGGAACTGGACTCCTGAAATGGTTGAAGACAAGCCTTCTGGAAAGATTATTGGATACCGCTGTTTAGATACTGGAGGTAAAGATTCTTGGTGGTCTGTAGGGAAGGTTTATGAAGTAACTAAATATCAAGGTGCCAAAGTTATTGTAGATGATGAAGGTGACCAACGCTTTATTGGTGGCAATACTTTGCCTGAGCTTATGGAATATCTTAAAGAAAGATATGGAACAGTTTTCGAGCCAGTTTATGCGGAACCGTCTGATAAAGACCTTATCGAACGAATTAAGAAAGAGATTGAACGTCTTAATAAAGACCAAGAGAACCTTTTCGGAAAGCGTGACCGAATCGATAAGCAAGCAATCCAATTAGGCTCTAAGGCACGTAAACTAGAAGAAGTTTTAGAAGTGCTTGAGGAATACAAATAGGAGGAAGCTTATGTCTAAGTACTATTTTACGGTTATGGTAGGCAATCACGTAATGAATTTCATCGCTAAGTCAAATGGATTGTCAGAAGAGTTTATTGATAGTGTTACTAAAGAGGTTGCAGAAGGCTTAGGAGAGGGCGTTGAGCCTTCTCAAGTAGCCGTTCTGAACATTATCAAGTTAGAGGTAGAAGGACGTTTAGAAAGACTTTAGGAGGAATTAAATATGTTAACGAAAGATTTTATCAAAGCGGTAGAAGAGCTTGGTTATGTTGTTGATAGCAAACATCCTCATGGACTATTTGTAGAAAATCCAGAGTATGACGCTGATATCGTTGTAGAAATCAGTAAACATAAATCCATTCCACCCTCATGGTATGGAGGTACTGTAATCACAGCTTCTAGCGCAGCAGCCTTGGTTAAGCTTGTGGAAGAGTATGTAGCTACTCCTTTAGAAGAACGTGAAGAAGCTCCTGCCACAAAGACTTTGCAAGATTACTCATTAGACGAGCTTGGTGAAGCTATTTCTAAAAAGCTTTTAAAAGAGTATGACCCCAACGTTCAAGTAGTTATTTCACAGGAGCGAATCCACCTTTTTGAGCCCAAGTGGAGCGTACCTTCAGAATGGGCTTTTGAAAACTTATAGAAAAAACTTTACGAAAGGGGCTTGACAACAGGCCTCTTTCATGTTATTATAGGTACATAGAAAAGCACAGGAGGATATTATGAAAGACTTATTTAAATTTACATGCACCCTCATTCTGATGGCCACTGTAGTAGGCGGTTACGTAGCTATTCAACTAATCATTATAGCAGTTTGTGGAACGCTTTTACCAGCATGGTTATTCGCAATCGTTTTAGTATGGCTTGTATCAGTTAATTACAGAATCTTAATGAAAGGTGAAGTAGAAAAGTTATGAGCAATGATATTTACCAAAGCACTCAAGACATTTACTTGAAAGCTTTTTGGATTGAGATTGACAGACTTCGTAACAAAGCAGGAGTCACATGGACATATCTACAAGGTGGGGATACTCCTAGAGCGATTAATGGGACGGCTAATCCATCCATCAAAAAGACTTTACAGCTAATGGATAAGCTTGACGCAGACTTACTTGAGTTTCAGCTAAACGTTGATGAAACGTATCAAAGACTTTTGTCAGGAGGACTTTATTAATGAATATTTTAAATGGCTCAGAAATGTCTCGGTTAATTTACATGGTGGATTGTCAAATAGACACTGTAAAATCTAACCTAGCGTTTTATCAGCAGGATTTCGTATATGGTAACCTAGACCTTATCGAATCCATCACAAATGAGTTGACTGAACTTACTCGGATTAAGGCTCGTTTAGAAGTTATGTTAGAGCAATTCGATAAACTTTTATAGGAGGATATTTAAATGCTTATTAAAAAGGAAAAGAAAGCCTATTTCTTCACTCTTTTCGGAATGGGTTATCATTCAGTTGTGATAGGTGTGGACGCCTATTCGGACGCTGTGGCGATTGAGCGTTTCTATAAGCTTTGGAAAAAGCATTATCCTAAGCATTACAAAACTCATAAAGAGTTTAAGGTAGAAAAGTTTCCGATATTAACTAAAAAAGACTATTAGGAGGTATTTTAAAATGATTCCTGAAGGAACATATTTGAGAGATTCATCAGGCCTTAATCACTACTTTATTGAAGGCCATATCATTGGCGTTAAAACAGGTGTAAGAGGCTATCAAACAGTTGTATGGGATAAAGAGCTTGATAAAATGTATGAGCAAAACTTCCATGAGCAGTCTCTTATGAACGATGTCAAAATGTCTAAGAAAGAAATTGAAGAGTTTAACAAAAAGTATTATGAATGGAGTTGGTCACAAGATGTCTAAACATTTTTACGCAAATACTAATCCAAACCTTGCAGCAAACTATCCAAAAGGATGGACAAGCTTTTTCCATAATATTGTAGGCTATGACGAGCCTTTGCCAGAAGATGTCCTAACGGCTTATCAGCTTAAAGAAATCACTGACTTAAGCGAGCTTCCAGAGCACCATAAGAAAGTATTTGAAACACTTTCCGCAATGGAGTACAGCACCGTTGAGCAAGCTTTGAAAACATTTAAAACAAACTATGTGGAGGGAATTTAATATGAATTTTGAAGAACTAATCACACAGGTAGAAGAATGGTCACGTAACAAAGGATTGGACAAAGCAGCTCCTGAGAAACAATTCTTAAAAGTTATTGAAGAGGTTGGAGAAGTAGCCGCTGCTATGGCTCGTAACGACCGTGAAGAGCTTGTGGATGGCCTTGGAGATACTTTTGTAACATTAATTATCCTTTGTCAACAGCTTGGAGTAATCCCTAGTACAGCTTTAGGAGTGGCTTATGAAGTTATTTCAGGTCGCACTGGTAGAATGGTTGATGGCGTATTTGTGAAAAGCGAGGACTTATAATTATGTGGGGATATATTTCAGAGTTTCGGTCAAACTATTCTGGAGAAGATTTTAGAATCTCTCAAAATACCGACAGTAATAAAATTACTCTACATCATGTAGTAAATGACTATAGTGGAGGTAATGGAGGAAGCATTCGTGACATTGCTGTAAGCGTAGATGACTTAGAGAAGCTAAGAGGCATTATTGACGAGGCCTTGGCAGCACTTAACAAACGCTCTTTAAAAGTTTATTTTACTAAGTCTGCAACAGGTGAGCTAATGCTCTTAGAATCCTGCTTCTCAGGCTATAGATTAATCGACTTTATTACCTATGATGGAACACAAGCAAAAAGTCTTGAAAAGAACTCAGGTAGTTGGCGTTTTGATAAAAAACCTCAAGACGATTCTTTTAAAGTTTTTGAGAGACTTGGTTTAATTGAATTAAGCATTGCTTTCAACGAGACAATTGACTTTGAAAAGCTTAAAGGACTGCCTTTAGACCGCTTAGAAGAAGCCATCGTACCAATTAAATAAACATTACCAACAGCCTTTAGGAAGAGACTTACCTAGGGGCGGTTTTATAGCTGTCTCTTAAACAAATCCCAGGGCCCACGGGCCGGACCTAGACCTGGTTGCCGGTCTTTGGTTGAAAAAAAAAAACGC